CAGTGGCAAAGACGCTTTTACGGACAAAAGCTCCTCTTTTTTCCAAAATTCTGGCCAGAGTGGCGTGTCAGATTCGGGCATGATGGCCGGAAACTCCACAATTTCCCACTGATCCGCATAATCATCGCCCTGCTTTTTCAAGACGCGGCCCACGAGGTCTTTGGTGCTCCAGCGGGTCATTACAATCACGATAGTACCGCCCGGCTGAAGACGCTGACGGGGCCCAGAGGTGTACCACTCGTAAACTGAATCCATGGCGGTCGGGCTCAGAGCGTCTTGCTCCGAGACCGGATCGTCAATGATAAGGAGATCAGCGCCGCGACCTGTAATTGCACCGCCCACACCTGCGTAAAAAGATTCGCCGCCCTTGTTTGTGGTCCAGCGGCCTGCGCTTTTATTGTCAGCTTGCAGCTTTAATTCTGGAAAGACGGTCTGATACTCATCAGAGTCGATGATATTCCGCACTCTGCGGCCAAATCTGACTGCCAATTCAGCAGTGTGGGTGGTTTGAATAATCTTGAGATCGCCCTTGAGACCCATCATCCATGCTGGGAAAAAGGTAGAGGCAAATTCCGACTTGGTGTGACGCGGAGGCAAGCAAACGATCAGCCTCTTTAGCTTTCCTTGAGCAATCCGATTAAATTTTTCACCAATAATGCGGTGATGTCGCCCCTCGACAAACTCGGGCCACTGGCTTTTTACAAAGCGAATGAAGTCTTTCTGGCAATCTTCCTGCTGCTCTATCGTCTCGTAGCGCTGAAGCAGGGCCAGAGCCTCTTGCTTCTCTTGGTCAGAAAGAATGTCAAAATCTTTTAATGCTAGATTAGACATCCTTCCAGTCGAGTCCTTGCCAGAGCAGGCCCTCTGCCTTGCGACGCCTCTTTAGACCCTCT